AAATGTTAACAATGTTCAAGAAGAAACCAGTCGGCCAGACGGAACGGATAAAAGTTCTGTTAGCCAAGAAGGAAGGCACGACAGCAGCGGAGATAGCCCGTTACCTTCCGACAACAAGCCCTCACAGTAAGATGGCACGTATGGTCAAGCTACACGGCTGGACAATCTTAAAGAAAGACAATCCAGACGGAACGAAACAATACTTTGGCAAGCCACCAAAGAAGTGATATAGTTATCTGAAACCCGGCTACCGAGGAAGTCATGAGCCTCGGGAAAAGTGAACTCCCCACCTGCCGTTGTTTCTTTCTGGGAGATTTGCGGAGTTGCTTAAATGCATTACTATCAATTTCATGTAAGTGATTACATTCACGACACTGCCCATTTGAGTCTTGAAGAAGATTTGGCATTTCGTAGACTTTTAGACCTGTACTACACACAGGAAAAGCCTATCCCAAACAAAACCCATGAGGTTGCTAGACGCATTCGTATGTCTAAGCATGAACATTCCATCCAGATTGTTTTGGAGGAATTTTTTATGTTTGACATGGAGCGTGATTGTTGGACTCACAAGCGATGTGACGAGACTATTTCTGCTTATCAGGCTAAGGCCGAGAGAAACAGAGAGATTGGAAAACTTGGTGGAAGGCCAAAAGCTAACCAACTGGAAACCCAGACGGTTTCCAACAAGAACCCTAACCAAGAACCATTAACCATTAACCAAGAACCAAAGAAGAGCGCAACTAAAGTTGCTTGCCCACCTGATGTTGGGTTACAAGAATGGGAAGATTGGTTGTCACTCAGGAAAGCCAAAAAAGCACCTGTCACTGAAACCGTTTTGAAGTCAGCAAGAAAAGAAGCGGAGAAGGCTGGAATCACTCTTAACGCATTTTTGACCCTCTGGTGTGCCAGAGGTTCACAAGGGTTGCAAGCTGATTGGCTAAAGACAAATGAACGTCAATCCTTTGCCCAACAAGCTGCTGACGTTGCCCGATCAACAGTCCCCGCCCAGAACACTGGCCCCGACCCTGTGCTGCTGAAGATTGAAGCTGATCGACAAAATGCTGCTCCGATGCCAGCCCACATTCGTCAGCAAATCAACCAAGTCTTGAGGAAAGCATGAAGCCGACTCGCCAACAAGCAATCCGTGAATTGCTCTTGAAAAACGCTTATGGCCTGACAAGACAAGAGATCTCAGACACCTTGGGCTTTCATGTTGCAAATGTAAGCAAAGCCATCAAGGGTATGCCTGATGTATTTGTTGACAGGTGGAGCATGGGACAGCGTGGTCAGTACCAGAAAATCTTTTGCGCTGTTTATGTTCCTGATGACTGTCCACATCCCAAAGATAAAATTTACAGTGGTGGTCGTGGCAAGCCATCAACAAAATGGATGATTATCTAATGACAAGAACATACGCACTGAAGCAACTTCTCAAGCATGGCGGGTTGACTCGCCGTGAGATCGTTGAGATTACTGGCTGGAAAGAAAAGCAAGTCCATTTTACGCTGGCTTATCTTGCGCAAATAAACGCAATCAAAAAACAAGATAAGTTGTGGATATTAGGGTAATCACGAATGGCCTACAGCAGGAAAACCATATCCAATGAGGGTGACAGATACATCATTGAGCTTGGTGAAGCGCGAGTCTTGTACAGGACTTACGAATCAACAGGCCAAAGGGTGTTGACGCCTGTTCGCATGGAGTGGCTTGAAAAGACCTACGGAACGGGCGCTGTAAAGCGGATCAGAGAAATGATGATGAAATTACAAAGTGGTGAACTTGAATGACATTTCAATTAATCTTTAGCGTGGAGGGCGACCCTGTTGGCAAACAACGCCCAAGGTTTACAAAGACTGGCCGCACCTACACGCCAAAAAAGACAACAGAGTATGAGCTTGCAATCAAAGAAAAAGCACTGTCAGCAATGGGGTCTTCATGTCTTTTGGAAACGCCTGTGGCAGTCTACATCTACGCGAACTACAAAGTTCCAGCTAGCTATAGCAAACAGCGTAGATCAGATTGTTTGGCTGGGATTGAAAGACCAAAAGTAAACGACATAGACAATGTTTGCAAATCAGTGCTTGATGCAATGAATGGCATTGTTTTTGTAGATGACAAACAAGTTGTTTCGCTACACGCAACAAAAAGGTTTGACACAATTGCAAGTGTTCATGTTCTTGTTAAAGAAGAACTAATGTAAAATTTGGTTGTGGCTACCTTTAGCGGGGGAAAAGACGATTCGTTACCGTCCTGCCACAACCTAACTCAGTAACGACTTCCGCCAATAACGAGGTGCGACAATGCTTACACAACAACAGTTAAAAAATCTTTTTGAATACCAAGATGGAAATTTAATTTGGAAAATTTCAAAAGGCAAACGTGGGAAAATTGGATCAATCGCAGGGACAATAACCAGCAACGGATATTTATCTATTCGTGTTGATAAGAAGAACTACAAAGCACATAGACTTGTCTACTTATATCATCACGGATATTTGCCAAATATTATTGACCATATTGATCGAGATAAGTTAAACAACAAAATAGAAAATTTGCGTGAAGCAACAATATCTCAAAATAATGTAAACACAAAAATTCGCAAAGACAATGCAAGCGGTTTAAAAGGTGTTACTTGGCACAAGGCTTCTAATAAATGGTGTGCTCAAATTATGGTCAATTGCAAGCAAAATCATATTGGATTGTTTCTTGACATTGAAGATGCGCGAGCAGCATACCTACAAGCTAGACGCAAGTATTTTGGAGAGTTCGCGTGAAAGTCACCCTCTACAACGCGCAACAGGCGCACACTGTCCTGAAAGACGTTTGGCAAAAGGCCAAGCCTTTCTTGCTGGCTGGTAACAAGCTGGTGCTGACAATCGAAGAACAAAAGCGAAGTACCGAGCAAAACGCCCTGCTGTGGTCTGTGCTGACCGATCTGTCAAAGCAAGTGCCGTGGCATGGCGAGAAGCTGACCAAAGAAGAATACAAGGATTTGCTGACTGCTGGCTTGAAAAAGCAACGGGCAATCCCCGGAATGGATGGTGGCTTTGTTGTTCTTGGCTCGTCAACCAGCAAGATGACCAAGGCAGAAATGACAGACCTGATAACGCTTGCACACGCCTTTGGTGATGAGCGAAGTGTTAAGTGGTCGCCTACAAGTATTGGTGAAGAAAATGATGTTCCCCAAGCATAACTACGTCAGAAGCAAGAAACTGCTGGAGAACGCCAGAAAGATACCTTGCCAGCACTGCTTGGCTGATGACGGTACTGTGGTAGCTGCTCATACAAACTGGGGTGGAGGCAAAGGCAGGGGAATTAAGGCTGATGACAACTTGATTGCAAGTCTGTGTTTTCACTGTCACAGCCAGCTAGACCAAGGCGCATCAATGAGCAAAGAAGAACGCATGGAAATGTGGGAAGACGCTCACAGGCTGACCGTAACAATGCTGCGTCTGCGTGGTCTATGGCCTGATGATGTGCCGCTTCCTAAGGGTTTCTCCTAATACACAAGGCTGATCTGCAATAGCAAAATAAAGGCTCATTAACCAAGGAATCAATATGACTGAATTTGAGTACAACACAACTTTGAACGGCGGCATTATCACTGTTGTCATGAAGATTGAGCATGATTTTGACGAAGACGGCGAAAGCATCCACACCAGTCTTGACGCTGTTTATTACGACTGCACTGATGTAACAGGTATCTTGTCCAAAGAACAACTGACAGCTTTGGAGATGGAAGCAGAAGCCGCAATGTCTGATTACAGCTTTGAGCAGAGGAACGTATGACCAGAGATCAATTGCGCCAAGAGTTGATGGAAGACTCTCAAGCCTACTGCTGCTACTGCGGCAATGCTCAAACCAGTTTTGGCTGCTGCGGTGAAAACCACTTTGAAACATTTGCCGAGATGGACGATAAAAGGCAACAAGAATTTTTGGATGCGGAGATGCCATGAAAGCAATTTTTTGTTTGTTGCTTGCTGGCGCTGCGGCACACGCACAGCCATCCTCTGTCCTGTTTTCGGGCCAAGAGTTGCACAACCGCCTGACCAGTATGCCTGTGTGGGCCTATGGCTACATCTCAGGTGTTGCTGATTCGCAGTCTGGGGTAACGATCTGCATCCCACCGGGCACTGTGACGATAGGTCAGATGGGGGACATGGTTAAGCAGCTACTGGAGCGCGTGCCGTCTGAGCGTCATTTGCCAGCGGATGCTTTTGTTCAAGCTGCGCTGTCAAACCGTTGGCCGTGTGCCAAGAAGGGGGGTGGGATATGAGCAATACAAACACAGGCGGGCCAGCGTTCCCGAGCCACGGCAGCATGGGCGAGGTGGCGCATGAGGGCATGAACCTGCGCGACTACTTTGCGGCCAAGGCGATGCAAGCATTTATTGAAAAATATAGCCATGAGGGTGATGTCTCAAGACACGCCTACAAAGTGGCCGATGCCATGCTGAAAGCGAGGGAGGCATGAAGACCCACCTCTACACCTACATTGCCATCGCTATGTGGGCCGTGGCTGTTGTGCTGGTGCTGCTGTACGCACCAAGGACGAACAACCCAACGAACTGCCAAGAGTTGGCACAACCAGATCAAGACAAATGCAAAGCGCGGAGGAAGCTATGAGATCAATGATAGACATGGCCCGTGAGGCTGGATGTGCAACATTTCAACATGGATGGATTGCCAGCGATAGCGATCTCAAAGCCTTTGAAGACCTTGTTCGTGCTGATGAGCGTGAGGCGTGTGCAAAGGTGTGTGACACGACACCGCCGTATCCTTTTAGGCCCTCCATTGAGGCGGCTCACGCCATCCGAGCAAGGGGTAACACATGACCAAAGATGAAGCACTCGACTTGGCGCTGGAGGCGTTGGAGTTGGCGCAAGACAATCTGCGCGATCACGGAGACAACTGTTTTCTACATGATGAGGGTGAGTACAACCAATGCTTTTGCGGCAAAGATTCTTTGAGCAATCACCTGCAATCTGTTGTTGAAAAACTTGATGAAGCACTGAACGCTCCACTGGCAGAGCAGCCAGCACAGCGCAAGCCGCTGACGGAAGAGCAGATCAACCTGCTTATCAATGGTCGAGGCGATGAAGGTGACGATGATTATGTAGAGCCTACTGGTGACGATTTTGGACTGATTGATGCCGACCTTGTGAAACTTGTCCGACGAGTCGAAGCCCACTACGGCATTACAGGAGAGAAGAAATGAACCAACATCTTATTGACCGCTTGGTAGAAGAATGGGTGCATCTTGACCCTGTTGATCCTTTGCGCGGACTTATCTCTGATGTGATTGCTGAAATAAATAAGCAGCCAGCACAGCAGGAGCCTGTGGCGTGGTGTGTACTGGAGCCTTGGCTGTCTGGAAAATTTGAAGCGCAAGACTGTTTTTCAGACGTGGCATTGGATGCAAATGTCGGATGGGTTCCCCTCTACACCACCCCACCCGCAGCACCTGTGCAGGAGCCGTATGGTTATGTCTGGTTCACAAAGCACATGGAACATCGCTTCACCAGAATGAAGCCGCATCCAGACATGGGCGCAATGAACATCAAGCCTATTTACACCGCCCCACCCAACGTGGCTACGCCACTGGCAGCACCTGTGCAGGAGCCTGTGTCTTGGGGTGTTGATTGGGGCAAAGCTGGCGACATCCCCTGCGTCAGTATCATCAAGCGGCTGCCTGATGGCGGCATCGAAGTGCTTGCCGTGGAATATGCGCCATACACCTTCAAGGAGAAGAACACATGACCTGTAAACACCGCTATGAGCCGACCAACTGCGGCATCAAGCACCACTACCAATGCACTCGCTGTGGCAAAAACATCTGGGCATCTTTGAAAACTAAAAATGCGTAAAAAAAGCAAATACAAACCCAAGGGAGTCCGTCTGGATGCTGTTAATTGGGTGCTGGCAGGAATGAAGCCAGTATCAAGCGTTGGTGACGCTATTGTTGTCCTGAAGGCCAAGAACCATTCAGCACTGACAGAGGTTGTCCAAGGCCGTGGAAACAGGGATCAGATAGATGTCCTGATTGCCGCACTGAATATGTGTGAGGCATACGCCATTCACGGCACAGGAAAAGATTGGTTGCCAGAGATTAACGAAGCACAAGATGCGCTGTATCACATGGCTCAAAGAGGCGTAAACACGGAAAAGTTTTTATTCCGTGGCCCAGAGATGCAAGCCGTGAACTTGGCTATGGAGGTACATGACCGCCAACTTGAAGAGTCAACGGTATCCATGCTGGAGAAGATGACCGACTTTGTGACAAAGCAGATCATCCTAAAGAGGGCAAGACCGATTGTTAAACAAGAACATCAAAGTAAGCCAGAGCAAATGCTGCCAGCGTAAAGCCAAGACCGACTGCCAAGGTAATGTCTGCGATTGTTTCTTTGTCCATGATGATTCCTTAAATTTGAATTTCTGTCAGTCTTGTGGGGGTGTTGATCCTGTCCCACTTCTCTAGGTCTTCAGGCCATTGAAGTGCTCTTTCAAGTTCTTCATACTCCTCTATCGTTAGCTTGATGACCTTTGCATCTTTGCTTTTTGTTTCCTCGTCCATCGAGTTCTCCTGTTGTTGATGACTCTATTATCCGCTTATCCACAAAAAATTCCATTAGGACAAACCCTAATATACAACTCGCCAAAAGTGTGATAGTGTTGTAAAATTCGGTTAACTGGAGAACATCATAGCTGGGTTGCGTGTGAT